TTCTTACGAAACTATATCTTCTGATTATGTGTTTGTAAGAATCCCAAATGCTCAATATAACTATAGTTCTAACCCTACGTTTACTTCAGGATCTAATGGAGGTTTGGTATATCCAATCTTAGTTAATAGTCCTCAAACGTATATCACAACTGTAGGATTGTACAATAACAATAACGATCTTTTGGCAGTAGCTAAAATGTCAGTACCTTTAGTAAAAGATTTCACAAAAGAGGCATTAATCAGAGTTAAATTAGACTGGTAATAATAAAAAATGAGTAGAGCATCAAATACGATTAATTCATCTGACCGTTCTACCACTCCAATTAGATTACGCTATACGTCTTCTTATACTCAATGTACGATAGGAAATTATGGCATAACTGTTTTGAGTGGAATAAATGGGCCAGTTGGTATTACGGGTTCAATACCTCAACGTGTATTGAATTACTACTCTGCGAAACAGCTGTTCTACTCTAATTTTTTAACCGGATCTTTTTTATCTAATAGTTCTAGCTTCGACAACTCGTTACAATCTACAGCAGCATCAGGAACTTTTGATGCCGACGTTAGATATTTTCCAACAGAGTCTAACGCAGAGATATTAATCTTATCTATTCCTAGAAATATTTTTGGAGATAATTTAGGAAGAAATACTTTTATCTTATCCTCTTCTGCTTATTACATATCTGACGATGGTAATGGAAACTTATTGGACTATAAAAATAGTCCTTCTATTCATGTAGGTAATTTGCTTTATAATCAAGGAATAGGAATTATAACCAATCAAAACTATAAGAACATATTACCTTATGCTCCTATAGCTAACAATAATTTTATTGCGTTTAGTTCTTCTTATAGTCCTAAAACACTTAACATATTAGCTAACGATATATCAGGACCTGGTACTTTACTTACTGCTTCTGTGGTTTTATCTGGAGCTGATTATGCTTCGTTTACTAATAATTTAGATGGAACTGTAACTCTAAACACAACTACGCCTGGAGTTTATAATACTTATTACACGGTAAATAGCGATATTGGTGGAGGTTGTTATTTGACTAGTAATAAAGCATTGGTCACTGTAAAAGTTTTAGCTGAGTGTGGATTTACTGCGGTACTTTCTAGCACTCCTGCGCCTACGTCTACGCCAACAACTGCTCCGACTATAGCACCTACAACGGCACCAACAACTACTCCTACTGCAGCTCCAACGACTGCGCCTACGTCTGCACCAACTAGCGCGCCTACTACTCACGCTCCTACTACTTCTCCAACAACAGCTCCAACAACAGCTCCAACTAGTGCACCAACAACGGCACCAACAACAGCTCCAACCACATCTCCTACTACAGCGCCAACTACTAGTGCACCTACAAGCTCACCAACAACCTCGCCAACTACGGCTCCAACTAGTGCACCGACTACAGCGCCTACTACCGTAGCTCCAACTAGCGCACCAACTACTTCAGCGCCTACACCTAGTCCTACCACTGCGCCAACAACTGCACCAACAAGTACTCCAACTAGTGCACCAACTACCGCTGCACCAACTACAACACCAACTTCTAGTCCAACAACGGCGCCTACTTCAACTCCTACTAGTGCGCCAACAACTGCGACTCCTACTACGGCGCCTACTAATACACCTACCGCAACTCCAACTACGGCTCCTACTACGGCTCCAACAACTGCGACTCCTACTACTACACCTACCGCGACTCCTACTACTGCGCCTACTAATACACCTACTACTACACCGACGGCAAGTCCGACTCCGAGTCCTACTCCGTCACCGACTACTGCTCCTACACCAGCTCCTACGCCTCCGTTTAGCGGTACTGTACAAATAGGATCAACTGCTTACGCTGCATGTAATGCTCCGCAAATAACAGCTACATTAACATCAGATAACAATACTTTCTGTAACGCAAATACATTATCAGGCGCAGCTTTAGCTTCGTTAAGTAACGGTAATTATTACGCTTCTTACGGTGGTCAGTACATTAATATCAATATTAGTGGAGCTCCGACAACTACTGCTACTGTATACAGTAGTGGATGTACGACATGTCCTGCTGCAACACCGGCTCCGACTACTGCTCCAACACCATCGCCTACTACAGCACCTACACCTAGTCCAACTACAGCACCTACTCCAGCTCCAACAGCCGGCACAGCTAACGTAACAGTGTACGCTAAAATGACTGCATCGGGCGCAGGTAGATACGTTTGGTATAGCACAGACGGTGGATCAACTTACACTCAAATATCTACGGCTTTAACTACAACTTGTAGCTCTGTAGGAAGCTTCAGCGTAGCTAATGGTACTAACGTAATATTCTTAATCGGTACTGCAGGTCAAAGTAACAACTACGCAACAGTTGGTAACGGAAACGCAACGTGTCCTTCAAGTCCTGCAGGATCTTGTCAATCTTACTCAATAGCTGTTTCAGGAACACAAAACGTAGCATTATTAGGTAACGCAGCTGTATCAGGTTGTTAATAGAAAATAATTATAGATAAATGTCAACTTACACTCAAATATTACAATTAACATCAGCAGGTTATAACTCAGGACCTTTTAATGTGTATTATAATACAGTTGCTCAAGGAAATAAAATTGCCGGTAATATTAGCGCCGCTACTCTATTAGGCGGTGTTTCTATACAAGTACCTACGCAATCTTATGCAGTTATATTAGTAGACGAGAGTCCTTATTGCGGAAATCAATCTCAAACGTTCTCTGTAATTCCTTACACTCCTGCGCCTACTACGGCTCCTACTACGGCTCCAACAACTGCAGCCCCTACGGCGGCTCCAACAACAGCAGCTCCAACAGTAACGCCAGCACCTACTACTGCACCAACTACGGCTGCGCCTACAACTGCGCCAACAACCGCATCACCTACCGCAGCTCCTACTACGGCAACGCCAACCGCAGCGCCTACAACAATTGCACCAACGCCTTCGCCAACAACTCCGGCTCCTACGCCAACTTATACATCGTATAGTGTTTATTACGGAGCTACAGCAAGCGCAGCGTGTGCTAAAACTAATTTAGTTACATTGTATTGGGTAAGTCCAGGAAATTGGGGCGACGATTTAGAATACTTCACAGATCCAGCATTGACTACTCACGCAAATGGATATTACACTAACGGCGCAGGATACTATTACAGAATTGATAGTACTGGTTTCATCGTTAACTGGGGTACTCCGGGTGTACCAGCGGCTTGTCCGGCTCCTACGCCTTCACCAACAACTCCAGCGCCTAGTATTACATTAACGTTCTTGTTTAACGCAATAGCGGGAAATAACTTTACTAACGTCTGCGCAGGATCAGGCACAACGTATCCGGTTTATGGAGCTCCAGGAAACAGCGATACAGGATTTGTTAATGGACATACGTACTATTTAAGCTCAGGAAATAAATTAAACTACAATAGCGCTGCTACTTATTGGACAGATCCAGTAAACGTAGGATCAACTTACTTCACAGTAAATACAAGCGGTGTTGCTTCAACAGGAGGAACTTGTCCTTAATAGAAAATAATTATAATCATGGCAATATCTTACGTACCATTTAGTCTTACAGTAGCAGGTGAATCTATCATTTACCAAAATGAAGTGAGATGTCATGTAAACGAAAATGATTTTAATTACTCTTTGAATCCTACAATGTTCAGTAGCGCAAGCTTTGCAACTGGATCTTACATAAGTGGATCTGGAATTGGACCTTTCTTTACTGCACAAGGACAAACAGGAAAATATTATTACAGAGCATCGGGAAAAATGATAGATGCCGTAACAGGATCTAGCTTTATGCCTTACGCAACTACGGTAGGATTGTACAACGATCAAGACGAATTATTGGTCGTAGGTAAATTGGCTACTCCTTACCCTATTCCTTCACACACAGACATGACGTTTGTAATTCGTTGGGACAGTTAACACATGATAAAGTTATTTAACATATTATTAGAGTCAAAAGAGATAATGTCCGCAGAGGAAATTGGAGATTATATAGAAAGAATTACGCCTCACGAATCTAACATACCGAATTATTTTATTAAATTAATAAAACAGTCCAATAAGAATTTTGTTAAGAAAAAGCTTTCAGTTAGTCAGCTATTAAAAAAAGACAGAGATCTTAGGGATTATGTAAAGTCAGGAGAAGAAAGATACGGAGACGATGCAGAAAACGAATACGAACCAAGTTGGGAAGAATTGGACAATCCGATAGTAGTTTTTAACGGAGAAGTTGTAGACGGATATTCTAGAGTTTCTGCGCATTATATAAACGGAGAGGATACGATATACGGTTACGTATCTCAATAAGATATTTATAATAAATTAGTCTATGGGAAATTGGTTACACGAAGGGAAAGAGTACACTAAATTGGTGGAATTCCCAGATAACGCAGTCGGCTTTGTTTATAAAGTCACTAACACTACAAACGGCAAATTCTACGTCGGTAAAAAGATCCTTAGAAACGTACTAACAAAGAAACTCACAAAGAAAGAAATAACCGAGTGGGTCAAACCAGGACGTATTCCAAAGAAAAGAAAGGAAATCAAAGAGAGTAATTGGGTGGACTACTATGGCTCTAGTAAATTGGTCACCGAAGATATTAAATTGGTCGGCAAGGACGTATTCACAAGAGAGATATTAAGAGTCTGCACCACCAAAAAACAGATGAGCTATTGGGAGACCTATTATCAAATGACATTGAGAGTATTAGAGGTGGATTCTTATAATGAGAATGTATTAGGGAAGTTTTACCGCAGGGACGTTAATCCAATCACACCCGAGCTCCAGGACGAAGAGGAATAGAATTTACGATATAATAT